ATAAGAGGAATATACAATGTGCAGGACATTGACTTTGATATGAGTCAATTTGGATTGTTCTTACAGAATGATACATTGTTTATGACAATACCTATCACTTCAAGTGTAAAAACTTTAGGTAGAAAAGTAATGGCTGGTGATGTTTTTGAATTACCACATTTAAAAGATGAACACGCACTAAATGATTACCAAGTTGCATTAAAACGTTTTTATGTTGTAGAAGATGTAAACAGAGCGGCAGAAGGATTTTCACAAAGTTGGTATCCACACTTATATAGAGTAAAACTTAAACAAATAGTAGACTCACAAGAATTTAAAGAAATACTTGATTTACCTGCAGAAGAAGGTAGTACAAATACACTACGTGATGTGCTTTCAACATATGAAAAAGAAATGCAAATCAACAATGCTGTATTGGCACAGGCAGAAGCAGATTCGGCCAAGTCAGGTTATGAAACTTCACACTTGTATACTTTACAAGTTGACAAAACAGGTAAACCAGAACTTGTTACTGCTGATGAAACAGATATAGATGCAAGTGTTAATAGCGGTCAATTAGATGCAAGTAGAGTTAATCAAACTCCAGAACGTGATGGTTATCAAGGTTACTTGCTAGGAGATGGTATTGCACCTAATGGAGAAGTATTTGGTCATGGTATTACTTTCCCAACTGCATCTATTAAAGGTGATTACTTCCTAAGAACAGATTTTATGCCTAATAGATTGTTTAGATTTGACGGACAACGTTGGGTTAAATATGAAGATTCAGTACGTGTTAATATTTCAAATACTGATACTAAGAATACACAAAAAGGAACATTTATCAACAACACTAAAACAGATAGTATAGGTGGCGAAACTGTACAAGAACGTCAACCTTTAAGTAAAGCACTAAAGCCTAGGGCGGACAACTAATGCAACATTTTTACGATGGACAAATAAGAAGATATATTACTCAAATGATTCGTCTAATGAGTAACTTTTCTTATGCTGATGGTAAAGGCGTACTAAGACAAATACCTGTTATGTATGGAGACATTACAAGACAAGTTGGTCATATCATAAGAGATAATAGTGAAAACAAAATTCCATCTGCTCCACGTATGAGTGTTTACGTTACTGGTTTAGAAATGGATCGTACAAGAACTGCTGATGCAACATACACAGGCAAAATTCATCTAAGAGAACGTGAACACAATTCTACAGATGGGTATCTTAATACAGAAGGTAAAAACTATACTGTAGAAAGATTAATGCCTACACCTTATATCATGAAAATGAATGCTGATATTTGGTCAACTAACACAGAACAAAAATTACAAATTATGGAACAGATACTTATGCTGTTTAATCCTAGTTTAGAAATACAAACAACAGACAACTATGTGGACTGGACAAGTTTAAGTGTAGTTGATTTAGAAGGTATTACCTTTAGTACAAGAAGTATACCAATGGGAACTGAATCAGAAATAGATGTTGCACAACTACAATTTAGCACACCTATTTACATTTCACCTCCAGCAAAAGTTAAAAAGTTAGGTGTTATAACAAATGTTGTAATGAGTATTTTTGATGAATCTAGAGGAACAATAGACCTAGGTGATAGTATGCCAGAATTAAAACAATATAATGATTCATATGCAGAAGGCACTAAAGGTGGTGACACATCTACTGCTGGTAAAGATGGTATGGGTATTACAACTAGAGCAGATGCAGGAAGTGTACAAAGTGTAACTTATCAAAACTATGATGCTATTGTAATGAATAATATTGTACAGTTAGGTAAGAACGGTATTGCAGGAGAAACTCCTTGGACACTTGTATTAGATTCACACCCGGGTACTTATAGAGCAGGTTTAAGTAAAATTTATCTAGATAGAATTGATCAAGGTTCACCAGTAGTTGGTACTTTTGCATTAAACACTTTAGATGAAACACAAATCATTGTTAATTGGGATATGGATACAGTTCCAAGCAATACTATTTTAATTGGTCCTGGTGGTCCTAAAGGAACTATTAACGCAATTATTGATCCACAAAAAACTAATCCTACAAGTATTAAAGTTGCAGGTAATAGAATATTATTATTAAATGCAATTAATGATAGTGAAAATGTAGGACAAACAGTTGGTGAAACACCATATACATATCAATATGATGGTCCTGATGCTTGGAAAAATAATGATGGTACAGACTTTGTAGCAGATGAAAATGATATTATTGAATGGGACGGCACAAAATGGAATATGGTTTTTGATGCAAGTACAGATGACGGATCAACTATCACATACACAACTAACCTTAACACAGGTGTTCAATATAAATGGAATGGTATAGATTGGACACTATCCTTTGAAGGCGAATATCGAAACGGCACTTGGCGACTAGGCCTCTAAAATAAGTACTAATATGAATAGTATTATTTGTAGCGGTGCTCTCTTCTATACACTTGATACCCAACGTTTCTTGTTTTTACACAGAACACAAACAAAACAAAATAATGTTTGGGGATTAGTGGGCGGAAGAAATGAAAGTGAAGAAATTCCTTATAAAGCACTACTGAGAGAAATAGAAGAAGAAATTGGTTCTGTACCAAATATTGTAAAAAGTATTCCTTTAGAAACTTTTGTAAGTAATGATGAAAAATTTAGTTTTCATACATATCTTTGTGTTGTAAAAAATGAATTTATTCCTAAATTAAATTTTGAACACAACGGTTATGCATGGGTAAGTTTTAATAATTGGCCTAAACCATTACATCAAGGTTTAAGAAACACTTTACAAAATAAACAAAATCTAACAAAACTACAAACAGTATTTCAACTAGTATCTTTAATGGAGAAGTAATGAGTATTATCGTTTACGGTGATGTAATGCTTGACGAATGGCGTATAGGAAAAGTAGACCGTATTAGTCCAGAAGCACCAGTACCAGTGTTAGTAGAAACAAATTACAAACGTAATGTTGGTGGTGCAGGAAATTTAGCACTCAACATAGCAAGTATTAATGGTGAAGTAGATCTGTATGGACCTATTGGAAGAGACAAGCAAGGATCTACAATACTAGAGTTACTAATGAACACAGATGTAAATTCATACCTTGCAAAATGCATGGATGCAACTACAAGTAAAGTTAGAATTGTTAGCACAGAAGGACAACAAATTTGCAGATTTGATACTGATGCAATATGTGAATGTAATGACTCATTAGAAAGATTTTACAGCAATATTAAAAAAGACGATTTAGTTGTAGTTAGTGATTATAACAAAGGTGCAGTAAAAGAAAATACAATAGCACTAGCATTAAACACAGGTGCAAAAGTTTTAGTTGATCCAAAACAATCACCTGGTTATTACGCAGGAGCATTTTTAGTTAAACCAAATATGAAAGAATATGAACAATGGTTTGGCAAATTTGATTATGAAACTGCTAGAGAAAATTTAAGAAAATATAGATGGGATTGGTTAGTAGTTACCGCTGGTGCAGAAGGCATTCACGTAATTAATGCAGAACAAAATTGGCATATACAAGAAGAAGTTCAAGAAGTTGCTGACGTTTCAGGAGCAGGAGATACTGTTATGGCCATTATTGCACATGGTATAAATCAAGGTAAATCAGTACCTGACTCATGTGCTCTTGCTTGTTATGGTGCATCTAGAGTAGTAGAAAAAAGAGGTGTAACAGTTGTAACCAAAGATGATTTGAATCGTGGTGTTGTATGGACTAATGGAGTGTTTGATATACTGCATACTGGCCATTTAAAACTACTTAGACACGCCGCTACGCTTGGTAAACGCCTAATTGTGGGTATTAACAGCGATGCTTCAGTAAAACGTTTAAAAGGCGATTTAAGACCCATTAACGATGAATTCAAACGCAAAGAACAACTAGAACAATTAGGATTTATTGACGAAGTTGTTATATTTGATAATGATACACCAATAGATGAAATACTCAATATTAAACCAGATATCATTGTAAAGGGTGGTGATTATACTGTTGAAACAGTAGTTGGTCATGAAATTGCAAGAGTAGAAATCTTTCCTATAGTAGAAGGATATAGCACAACAGAAACAATAGAAAAGTTAAATGAAAAAATATAAAATTGGATTAATTCAAGCAATAATAGTTTTAGTACCAACATACTTTGTTGCATATATGACAGATAAAATGGTGTATACTATTCCTATGTTAGCGGCCGCTAGTTTTGTTGCGGCTTCATTTAGCAAAGACACAACCACAAAACGCATTGACGATATTTCTAAAGAAGGCAAAGATTAATGAAAATATTAATTACAGGACATGAAGGGTTTATAGGAAAACACTTAGGTGGTTATCTAGTAAGTAAAGGCCACGAAGTTGAAGGTTATGAATATGTTCCAAATGTTTTACCTGACCCATCACCATATGATAGGGTAATTCATTTAGGTGCTATTAGCAGTACAACAGAGAGAGATACAGAAAAGTTAATGTTGCAAAACTATGAATTTAGTATGCGTCTTTTACAAACCTGTGATAAATTTGGAACATCAATGATATATGCCTCAAGTGCAAGTGTATACGGACTCAATAAAGAATTTATTGAAAACAGTCCTAAAAATCCTACAAACGGATATGCATGGACAAAATATTTATTTGATAGATCAGTAATGGAAATTCCAGAATATACTTGTAATATTCAAGGTATGCGTTTGTTTAATGTGTATGGACCAGGCGAAGAACACAAAGGTGAACAACAAAGTGTGTTTGGCAAGTTTGAAAAACAAGCAAAAGAAAATGGTGTAATTAAAGTATTTGAAGGTAGTGATAAAATTTATAGAGACTTTATTTGGGTTGGTGACGTATGTCAAATAATTGAAAAATTTATTGATGTAGATTGTACAGATATTTGGAATATAGGTACAGGCAAAGCAAGATCATTTATGGATATTGCTGAATTATATGCTAAAAAACACAATGCCAAAATAGAAGAAATACCAATGCCAAAAGAATTAATTGGTCAATATCAATACTATACTGAAGCAAACACAGATAAACTAATTAATACTATAGGCGACTATAAGTTTAAGACTATCGAGGAGTATATTAATGCCTGCTAGACATAGTGGAAAAGTAGACAAAGGTTGGGGATATGAATTAATATGGGCAACCAATGAACTTTACTGTGGAAAAATTATGGTTTTTTCCAAAAAAGGTAATAAGTTTAGTATGCATTTTCACAAAGAAAAAACAGAAAGTTGGTTTGTTAATCAAGGAAAATTTATTGTACGTTGGATTGATACACAAACTGCAACACTTTATCAAAAAGAATTAGTGCCCGGAGATACTTGGCACAACCCACCACTACAACCACATCAATTAGAAGCACTAGAAGATGGCAGTTCAATAAGTGAAGTTAGTACTGCGGATTCTATTGAGGACAATTACAGAGTAATGCCTGGTGATAGTCAACCTTTACAAAATAATGAAGAAACTACGCCTGCGCCTCAGACCAACGCAGAATAATATTCGCTGTTGTACTTACACCGCCTGATTTATAAACGTTAATTGCAAGAACGTCTGGACCGTTCGGGAATGTACCTCTACCACCTAGTGTGGTATTTGTTAACTCTTTCAAGGTACTTAAATCTAACATCGATACTTCACCCGGTTGTGCAATAAATGAAAATACTGTTTCACCTGGTTGTGCGTACGGTGGTTGACCAAATAGTAAGCCAACTGTATCACCTGGACTTATTTGTGCAGTCGAACTCTGTGTAAATGAAATTTCGTAGTATTCTGTACCACCAAATGATTTAAGTGATACACCAGCAACATAAGTACCAGCCGGGAATTTAGCATCTTGAACCTCTTGACCTGCAATAGCACCTGAGGCATCCCAACTTGCTTTAGTAATGTTTAACACTGATGCGTTAGTTACTGCTCCACCAATTGAGAATGTGTAGTTTTGACCACTAGAGATAAAAGAATTGTTTCTTTGGCTTGTTCTAAATCTATATCTATTGGCCCAAAATTCATTAACAACTTCAGTGATTGTAGTACCTGTTGGGAACTGACCAGTTACTGAAGTACCAACTCCAACTGTATTGTTCAATGCCTCCCAGTTTGATTCACTTACATAGTGATATGTTGTGCTGTTTCTGTTATATAGTGCCGGCGCTGTATCTGTTAGTGTCGCCTGTACTGTTACGTTAGTAACTGTCTGAGTTGCACCAGTTGTCCAAGTAACACCACCACCCGGGGCAATCTGTGCAAAACTTGGTTGGCCACCTTGTGCAGAACCTGTTAGTCCTGTCCAACCAACTGATCCAGGATCAACTGGATAGTTTTGTGGATTTAGGATACCTTCAACAACAATTCCGCCTTTGATTGTGTTATTACTATTATCCTCACCGTCTGATGTAATCTCAATACCTTCAAGTAATAACTGTGCTCTGTTAAGTAGTTCTCTTTCACCTAAGTCACCTGTAATAGCGTTTGATACACTAGGTGCTAGTCTTAACATAAACACCGTGTTTCTTGTACCACTAATTTCGTTACCAGTTGAAGTATATGAGAAGATATAACCTCTATCACTATCAAATCCGCCGTCTGTTTGGAACGCTGATCCCCAGTGTGAAATAATTGGACTAATAGTATTACTAATTAATATTACACCTGTACGTTGTGTATGTGCCGCGGCCGGGCCTGCTGTGTAAGTTCTATTCGCACCAGCGGCATAGTTACTCATTGGTGCTGATCTAGTACAACCTGTTAACGTATCTCCGTTAATACCTGTATAAGAAATCATTTCGTTGTCAACGTATACTGTTCCTCCGTTTGGTGGGAAGAATGAGGCATCAAACAATGGTACAGTAGTTTGTGAATCATCCATGTCTGCCGCTAAACTATCGTTTGGACCATAGTTACTTACTTCATAACGAACAGGCATATTTCCTGTACGCATAAATGCTTCTGTGTTTACGTTTGAATTTCTCATTCTATGATAGAAAATAAAGTTACCATCATCACCTCTTAACATCCAATCAATAAATCCAGCACCGTACCAACTGTACTGAATTCCAATCATCTGCATCTTGGAGATGTCCATGATATAACCTGACGAACCAAAGCCGTCTAGTGTATCTTTGTTAAAGTCTGCTTGTTTAGTTTTCTTATCAGCAACTAAACAGATCTTACAACCTGTTACATTATTTACACCTCTAAAGTCAGGTGTAACATACATCGTAGTATCGTTTTCAACAAGTGATACAACGTGTGTCATTCCTTTGATAACAACAACATCACCTGCTTTTAATTGATCTCTAAATCTTGTTCCTGTACCACTACATAAGTTACTGTCTACATTAATGTTAATAGTACCTGCTAATTGTAGTGTTGCTGTTCTTTGTACTGAGTTAAAGTTTGTACCATCGTATTCTTGGAAGATACCATTCTGATCATCAAAAGTTCCTGAACGTACAGTTGCACCGTGCCAATTTAACAATGAAACCTGTGCTCTTGGACTTAATACTGGAGTCGTTGATCCTAGTCCTGTTGTTGCAATAACTCTAAATGTACGTTCACTTGTAATACTTGCTACTGAATATTCTCCATTATAACCCGGAGTTTCAATACCAATTAATTTAATATATCCACCTACTTGTAATCCATGATCTACATCGTCTGTGGTTACGTTAATAAATGATCCCGTTGTTGTACCATCTGCTGTCACAGTTAATAAATCATAACTTGGAGCAAACAAGGCACCAGTTGTGTACATAATACCTTTACCTGATTGGTATCTAATGTATTTTTTTTTTTTTTTTATTGCCTGTGCACCGTGTTGCGGTCCACCTGTTCCTAATTGAACACCTCCATCATATGGTCTGTGAATAAAGAATGCATCTGGTCTTGGATAAATTGTTGCTGTAATATCATTAGTATCTGTAATGGCACCTGGTGCTCTACACTGATATCTTAAACGTGTGCTGGTTGGTACCTGTGTTGCAAAGAATGGTCCTTCTAACAATGTGTGATTGTTTACACCATCATCACTACCAACTGTAATTATAAATGAATCACCTGGTACTAGTCCGTGTGCAGAAGTAAATGATACATCAACTGTTGCCAATGCCGCGAACGCCAATGTAGTATTAGTTGTAATGTTTCCTGTAAGTATCTCTGAAATTGTTACAGTACTGAATGTTTGTACAGTATCTCCGTTTACTGCTGTACCTGAGATACTTGCACTAGTAATACTACCATCAGTTGCCACTGCTGTAATAGTTATGATTGCATCGTTAATTGGTGTGGTACCACCTAAGTCTGTACCAAGAACTTTAATTTTATTTCCTGCAACATAGTTTTCACCGTCAATAACAATAGTTGGCGTTGCATATACACCACTTTGTCTAAGAATATTAAATGTTGCACTTGTACCAAAGTTCTGTAAAGCATTTGCGGCCAAGTTAGTGTAACTTCCTGAGCCTGAAGGTCCAGTACCTGCTATTGTAATTCCTGTGATTCCACCTGTACCATCTACAGTTGAGATAGTAATTGTTAAATCGTTTGTAGGACTTACACCACTTAATGTTGTACCTAAGAATTTAATACTTTGATTAGCAAAATAATCCTGTCCCGGAGCATTAATACTTGCACTATAAGTACCGTTTGTAATTGTAATATCAAACGTTGCTAAACTACCAGCCATTGCAATTATTTGTCCGCTTGACTGACTTATATTTGTAATTGTTTTTGTATTAGCCGCTGTACCGCTAATATTTGCAGTCAGGATTTCTCCTGACGCTCCAATAGTTTGTACAGTTATTGTTGCATTATTGGCTGGAGCCGCACCACCTAAGACATCTCCTGCCACTGTAAATGTTTCTGTTGCAAGATAACCTGTACCAGCCGCTGTAATTTGTACACTATAACTTGTACCAGTTCTAGTTACACTAAATCCTGCTGTTGATCCACCTGCACCGTTGTAGGTGTAAGCAACATCTGTATAAGTTTCAGATGCATCTGGACCTGTACCTGTAATTGCGTAAGTGTTTATTTCTCCAGAGTTGACTGATTGTATTTCAATAATTGCATCATTGGTTACATCTGTACCTAATAAAGTACTACCTAAAATTTTCAATCTATCACCAGCCGCATAATTGTTTGTTACTGGCGCCGCTGTACCTGCCGCACTTGCTCCTGTAATTGAACCTGCTGAATCTACAGTTGTTACTGTAACTGTTAAATCGTTTGTAGGTGTTACTCCACCTAAGTCTGAACCTGGAATAACGATTGTGTTATTAACAGCATAATTAGATCCTGGTGAGTTACCAACTGCTATTGTATATGTTCCATTAAAGTTTTGTGTTACGTCAAACGTTGCCGCATCACCAACAACATTTACACCACTGTTTATGTCTGAGTAACTTGCTGAGTTTACTGCCGTACCTGCGATAGTTGCCGAAAGAGCAACTCCTGAACCGTCAACGGAATCAATAGTAACTGTGGCATTGTTTGCAGGATCAGTACCACCTAAGTCTGCACCTGAAATTGTAAGTGTATCATTTTGAGAATAACCTGATCCACCATCAACAATACTTACACTATAAGTTGAACCTATAAACTGAACATTAATTTCTGCACCAGTACCAATTGAACTTGTTGAATAGTTTGGATCAGCAAAGTTTGCCGTTGCATCTGGTCCAGTTCCTGAAGAACTAAAACTTGTAATATCACCACTAATACCAACACCTGTTACTGTGATATCTAGATCATGTGTACCATCTGTACCACCAAAGAATGCTCCACTAATTCTTATTACATCTCCAATAACATAACCTGTACTTGCACTTCCTGTTGCTTGAGTTACAGTATAATTATTTGTAGAAAGAACTACGTCCCAAGTTGCACCACTTCCTGTTCCACCTTGTGTTACACCTGTTCCAACGTTTGCATAAAATCCTGGTTTCAAAGTTGCAGAGTAAACATTGTCTGTATAAGTAACATCAAAAATTGCTCCTGCACCTTGTCCGTTTAAATTAGTTCCTGACTGATTAGTAAACGATGCGTTACCGTCAAATGCTGTACCTGTTGATGTAAATGTACTAATGTCACCTGCTGATAAAACGCCAGTTACTTCAATACGTACATCGTTAACACCAGCAATACCGCCAACACTATCACCTTGGATTGTAAGTACATCACCTACTTCAAAATCTTGTCCTGCTGTGTTAATAGACACAGTATATACACCACCTGCTCTTGATACATCAAAAGTTGCACCAAAGCCTGATGATTGATAATTAGATCCAGAAATATTTGTATATGTTGTATTGTTTCCTGTTAATGCTGTTACAGTATTACCGTCCAAATTAATTGTTTGTCCAACAACAGTTGAAACGTGTATAGCAGTACCATCACCTCTGTCAATAGCCTGTCCTGGTAAAATACCTGTAGCATCTGCAACCGTTAATGCATTAACTCCACTTGCATAATCACCCACTGTTGTTAATGTGCTAATTGCACCGCCTGTACCTTGTGTACTTGTAACCTGAGCACCACTTGGTATCCCTGTTATTTGTGTAATACTAGCAACTAAGAATGTTAAGTCTGCGGCACCACCGCCACCTAGTTGTGCATCTGTAACTGTGATAGTATCACCAACTTGGTTACGTCTACCACCTGTAACAACTGTATGAGCCGTTACTGCACCTGATCCATCAATGGTTATATTGTAAGTACCAGCAATTAAATCTGCCGCTACACTATTTGATGTACCTGTAACATTGTTATATGTACCTGCTGTTCTACTTGCATCAGCGGCACTAAATGTATTAATAGTAACAATTTGTCCTACTTCTGTAATAACCGGAGCACCTGTTTCTGGTTGTGTTCCGTTAAATGTAATTTTGTCTGATCCTATTGGTGCTGTTAATGGGTTATAAAATACACCTGCTGAACCTTGTGATGCAATAGTAAATGTTGGAGCACCAATCGCCGCACCTGTGTAAAATCCTGCTTCTCTTAATTGTGTATAAAACGTTGATAGCACTTGTCCATTTGCTGTACCAACTTTTGATTTAGCAAAATACGTAAATGTATTATTTGTCGGCACAGTAGAAACAATGAACGAACCTTCTGCTCTACTTGCCCCTTGAATACTGTTTTCAAGTGCCTTAATTGTAATTGGAGTACCTGCATCAATTCCATGTGCACCAACTGTTGTTACAGTAATTAAACTTTGACCAATACCACCTGTACCTTGCGATGCATCAGTAATAACTGTTGATACTTCTTTATCAGTGCCTGGTACTTCATATATACTTGGATAACCCCTTTGCATAGCAATCGCTTGCCACTTCGTAGGCTGTAATCCATACTCAAAGTCAGCATCAAGCATGGAGATTGAATTAGAAACTCTTTGACGTTCAATAGCATCAGTACCAAAATCATATGGTCTAGTTCTTAACTCTCCTTGGTCAATAAAAATTTGTATATCATCATTTAATGAATAAATTGGTGTTTTTTCTTCTACAGGTAAAACACCTAATCCGTTTTGTATAACATTTGTTATAATGTGATATGAATCAGTTATTCTTGTACTTACACCCTCTTCAGCAAGAGTTAGAATTGTATTTTGTGCTACTGCGCCAACACCAGACTGTTCTGTTGTATAAGTTATATTCTTAAGCACATAATTGTTAATTAAATCTCTTACAAAGTTTCTTACCGCTATTTCAGGAGTTCTTGTTCCTGTAATTTGTGGCATTGTTTGAATCCAAAATGAACTTGCATTGTTTCTTGTTTTTTCATTACCACCATACTTGATATCATGAACTATGCCATCAATTTCATTCTGTATTGTTGATTCAAAAAGTACCGTATTAAAAGTATAACCATCCCAAGTTGAACCAGACTCTGCTGATGCAATTTGACTGTTTTGCCAAGCCGTTGCTTCTTTGCTAATAAAGTTTTTATTTGCGTTAATTACTGCAACTGCATTAGGTGAATACTCTCTGTTGTCTGTATCTTTCTTTAGAAATATAGTTGAAATTGTTCCTGTTCTTTCTAAGAACGCTGGAAAATCATCTTCTCTACCTTTTGTTAAAAGTTCTGCATCATCAACTTGGAAAGTTACCGACGCACCTAATTCAGGATCACTAAAGTTAAATAAAACTTCGTTGTTAGTTGTGTCTGTAATTAAAAGTAAATCATTTGACGGAACCCTTGTTTGAATTCTTACCTGTGAAATTTTTGCTCTGTCCAATGCAGGAACATTATCTAAACCATTTAAAATTACGTCTGTTAAGATTGCAACAGAGTCAAGTATTCTAGTTTCAGTACCTTGTTCATACTGTTTTGCTTCGTTTGTATATTGTGAATAAACAACAGGACTTTGTTTCGTTGTATATGCACTTTGTGGTAAAATATAATTATTGATCATTGTAGCAACAAAGTTTTTTGCCGCTATCTCTGGAGTTCTATCTCCATCAATCTGTGGAGTACTGTTAATCCAATACTTACTTGCAAGATATCTTGTTTGACTATTACCACCATAACGTAAGTCATACAACATACCTCCGTTACCATCTGTACCTTGTAAATTATAACGTGTGTCTCTTTTACATTTTTCTTGAGAGTCATTTATGTAACCTGTCCAGTTACTAATTATTCCGTTTGTGCTACCTGATATAAATGAGTAAGTACCACTACCGCCCATTATTTTAAAACTAATAGTTGTTGTAGTAGTTGCTGTTATTTCAGCAACATTATTGTGATAACCAGTCGGTAATGGTGGATTCATTGTAATAGCATTTGCATTTGCAAATCTAATCCAATCATGTGGTTCAAAAGTATGGGAACCTATTGTTGCAACTACTGTTCCATCTGCAGAATTGTAAGTTGCATTTGTAACTGTATAAGAAGCCGCTTGAGTAATTTTAAAATTAATCCAAGCATTTACTTCTTCTGCAATGAAGTTTACATTCTGCTGAATCAAATCGTATGAATCAGGAAAACGGTTGCCACTTAAAGGAATACCGTTTTGAAATATATAACTATCAATCTTTTGTTTAGCCATTTATAATTTAAACTCCAAATGCAACTGCCATAGCAACTGACCTGCTATCCGTATATTTTTTGTTTGTAATAGATGTTTTCTTGCTAGGTGTAGCAATAATAGATCCTGTAGAAAAAGTCGCATCTGCAGGATTCGTATTACCTATTACTGTACTATTTATAGTTCCTCCGGTCGATACCAAATTATCTGTGGTTACTGAACCCGGAGTAATTGTACCTATATCCATGTTATCTATGGTACCTGTATGCTGTGGTCTTACAATAACTACTGCACCCGATCCTGTTGGTGCTAGTACAACTAATCCATCTGTAGGATTAAGCAGTACATCTCCACCTGCTTCAAATCTATTTGATACAATACTAACATTACTGATCATACCGCCACCCTCTGGCTGTATGTTTACACGACTGTCTAGTCCTGTTGGACTTAGAGTAATTACAGCATCTTCACCAATTGCCGTAAGATTACCTGTGCTTGTAATTCTACTGAATGTACCTATACCTGTAACAACTGGATCAATAATGTTTAGTGTACAAAGAGGATCAGTATCTGAATCACCAAATGCCATAGTTGATGGAGCATTATCTGGTACAGTCCAAGTTACTTTTCCTTCAAATTGTCCTTGTGCTTCGTTGCCAGTTTTTTCTGTTAAACCGTCTTTTGATACGTGGCTTAATCCTTGATCATAAAGTGTATAAGTACCGCCTGCAAGTTCAAATAAGTTGAATGAATAATCACCAAGTGTTTGTCCTGCTTGGTTAGTTACTCTTAAAAATAAGTTGAAAACGTAACTGCTACCTCTAGTTAAAGTAATTGTAGGATTGCTCTGTAATTCTGTAGTGGAACCTGCTTGATATATACCGTCTACGGTAAAGGCATCTCCTGCCTGACGTAATAGATAATCACCACTTACATCAACAGTTTCTTCTACAACTGTGTATGTAACACTTTTTAAAGTAACATTACCTTGATCATCAACAGAAAATCCAGGTGATTTAAATCCATGTTGTGCTTCAAAGGGTGACTTTACGACTGGCATATTTGTTCTCCAATAGTATTTATCTGCATTTAAGTCACCACTATTAGACCGTGCATAGCACCGTGGAATTGACAATTATAGTGATAAGTTCCTGCGGCAATACCTGTGGTATCCCAAACCACAGAACTGCTTGAAGAACCTTGACCAGTTGCACCTGTTACTTGATTTCCTGTACCAGTTGAATTTGTTGTTTTAATATACAATGGATGTCCTGGTGCACTTACGTTTAGTGTAAGTGTATCACCACTGCTAATAGTAATAGTTGGATTACTACCTGTGACTTGTCCGTTAGCATCAGTACCAACCATTGTGTATGCACTTGAATAAGTGTTACTTACACTTATAGTATATCCTGAACCTGGTGTAGTACTTGTATCTGCAATAGCAACAGTGGTTTGTGCTTCGCCGTTGTCTAGTGCAAACGTCATTGTTTCAGTGCCTTCAGTTGTAGCATCTGCTGTGACTGTGTAATTTACAGCATCAACAGACCCGGTTACAAAGTTTCCTGTCAAACTTGCTCCGCCTATGTCTGCACTTGCTATTCCTGTAATAGTATAAGGCACAGTAGTACCTGCATCAACATTAGAAGTGACAAGAGTAATTGTAATTGTACCGCCTTCATTAACTTGATTTGCATTTCTATTCAATGTATAACTTGGTAAGTTAGGTGCAGTACTTGAATCTGTAATTGCCACACTGGCAGTTACTTCTGAATTCTGTGATAAACTGATTTGGAAAGTTTCTGTGCCTTCTGTCAGTTGATCTTCTGTTAGTGTTACATTTAAACTTTCAGTTACGCCTACTTCAAAGTTTCCTGTAAGTGCAAGATTACCTATGTCTTCACTGTTAACACCTGTAATTTCATATGGAACTAGTGTACCACTATCAATATTTGTAGTAGTTAGAGTAATTGTAAATGAATCTCCCTCACTAGCAGTAGTTTTGTCTGTGGATAGTGCGTAAGTTTGTGCAGGAGTAGTTGAACTGTCTTGAATCTGTATCGTACAAGTTGCTTCACCATTGTCTAGCATCATTGTAAGAGTTTCTGCACCTTCTGTGGTTTGGTCTGCTGTAATAGGAAAACTAATTGCATCAGTTGTACCAACAATAAAGTTTCCTGTAAGGTTTGCACCTCCTATATCTGCACTTTGTACTCCACTGATTGTATATCCTAGTACAGTTCCTGCAAGTACATTAGTTGTAATAAGTGTAATTGATACAGTTTGACCTGCTTCAGCAGTTGAAGTTGTACTTGGATTTAATGAATAAGTTGATGTATAAGCACTTGAACTTGAACCTTCAATAATTGGCACAGGCTCATTTAATGTTGCATAATAGTTTGCAGAATAAATGATCTTTGCCCCTTCAATTGCAGTTGAATCATCTTGTACTCTTGGGTAGGCCACAAGTTTAAAGTAAGCATCTGTTACTTCAACTTCTAGTTGAATTAGATCATTTCCTAGATTACTACGACCATATATAACAATGTTTGCTGTGCTTGTACTTGCTGTACATAGGCATTTTAGTATTTCTTTACGTTCTGAATTAACGTCACAAGCAATGGTATATTCCACACCGAAATAAGAACCAACATACCAACGATCTAGTTCAGTTCCTTGCTCTACAAGTGTAGCAGTAGGCCCTGCATAACTAAGGTTAGTTCCGTTCCTGAATTCTATTGTGTTGTTTTGTCCACGTCTAAAATACTTGGTAATATCAAACATTATCTACCTCTTTAGTATATTTATCGATAGTCAACTGCTTACCGATTTTTGCGTTGCACCGCTTTTTACCGCTTCGCGGCTATAAAAAACCGTTTTTACCGCTCCGCGGTTTTTCTAGTAACCGCCAAGTACCACATATCTAAAGGGTATTGTTTACTCTTAAAATGATCAATAATCTGTAGATCTGCGTCATCTATCATATGCTTAAATGTAGTTGGACTAGATCCCCATACATTTTCTGCTAGAATAATTGTACCATCATTTGTTAGATAATTTCCTACATTTTCAAAGAAACTTTTGTGTATAGACCAGTCTAAATCCTTATATTTCCTTGGCTCACTGTAATGTTCTACATATGGATCATGATTAAAATGTGGCGGATTACCAACAATTAGATCAAATTTTTCTTCTTTTAATGAACTAAAAGTAGATGTGTTAACAAACTTTGCTTTTGTTTCTACTTTGTTTTCTCTAATTGTTTTATTAATTACATAAGAATTTTTAAGTTCAATATCACTTAAAGTTAATTTGTCTGTCATTTGGGAAAATAACAAGCCAAATCCCCAGTATCCTGGGCCACTGAACATTTCTAAAGTATTGTTGAAGTGTTTATTATTTGTTATGTATGCAGTTGCGTCGAGAAAGTCATCGACCATTGTGTTACCACAACCATCTAATTCGTCAGTCCAATATATAGTACTATCAAAGTACTGTACCTCTTTGAGTCCATCCATTAGTTTTTAAGAGTAACAAGTTTACCATATTCTGCTAGATAACAATATTCTATATCGCTATGTTTAAGTGTACGAACAGCATCATCAACAGTTTCAACTAATGGTTCACCTCCTAAATTAAAACTAGTATTAAAGATGATTGGCAATCCTGTTTCTTTCTTCCATGCTTTTATTAGATTATAATAATTTTTATTTTGTTTTTCACTTACAGTTTGTATTCTACAAGTTCCATCTACGTGTATGATGCTAGGAATTTTTTCTTCAATACCTGGTTGACAATTTACAGCATACATCATAGTAGGACTATTATCCATACCACGTAAATCAAACCAATCATGTGCATCTTCTTCAAGTATACTACCTGCAAATGGTCTAAAATATTCTCTACGTTTTACTTTGTTTACGTGATCTTTGCCATCAGGATCACTTGGATCATACATAATAGTTCTGTTACCCAATGCACGTGGACCATTCTCTGAACGTCCTTGCCATATAGTAACAATGTTTCTATCTTTTAAAAGTTTTACAACATCTTCATTGGTTGCATCTTCAATTGTAGCACCATATTTTTCTACAACTGCATCAAGTTCATTCAATGAATGACAGTAAGCAGGCCCTTCATAAAGAGTATCTACTTGTGGATTAACTTTATTACTTTTTGTTAAACGTCTGTGCATTAACATTGCCGCACCCATTGCCGTACCTGCATCATTACTTACTGGTTCAACATATATTTCAATGCCTTCATCTTTTAATGCACCTAAGTAATGATAGTTTGCAACACAATTTAATCCATAACCTCCACTAATTACAACTTTATTTTTGCCAGACATTTCAACTGCTTTGCGTATTAATTTTGTAACTTGTTCTTGTGATTCTGTTTGTACAGCATACGCAAGGTCTCTTCTGTTTTGTAAAGTTGTAACATCATCTGCTTCGTGCTTTTGCAAGTAATCAAACAGATTATAGTTTACATGAGCACCATTTGGATATGTTGGTACAATTAGTTCTCTATCGGATAAGGGGTGTAAAGTATCTTCTCTAAATATTTTTGGGCAGTCTTTGTTAGGTTTTCCGTAAGGAAATAGTCCCATAGTTTTACCTGCTTCAATAAAACTAAAGCCACAATATTCAGTAACTGCTTCATAAGATTTTACAATACCTGCATTTTCTGTTAAGAATAATTCGTGCTTTGCGTCTTCTGGTTCGTCATACATTTTACTATCAAACTCAGGCATCCAGGAACCTAATAAAGGACCATTAGTACCTAAATGTTTATATAAAGTTTTAAAGTTATCTGGATATGCACAATCATAAATTGTTTCTGTTTCCCAAACAGTTGTTTGCTGATTACCAACATTTAAATCAATAAATGTACCAGCACCATCAACAATTAATGCTACTGCTTCATCAAATCCTGATCTATAAAAAGCAGTTGCGGCATGAAGTTTGTGATGTATATGTGATAAGTCAATAACTTGTGGATGCGGATTACCATTGTACTGTTGTCTTTTAATTAATCCTAGTTTACGTGCAAGGCCTGTGTAAACATCGTCTCCACTAAAGTCTACTTTACCTGCTGTATATTCTAAATTTTGTGTATGTGCTACAACTAAAAAATCAATTTGATCTGTGTATTCTAAAATTTTTATCATTGAAGCATAAGGACCTCCGTCATACTTGTGACGTGTAAGTCTTTCTTCTTCAATTGCAAATACTACTTCACCATCTTTCAATAAACATACGCCGCCGTTGTGTCCTCTGGCAATACCGGCAATCCAAACTGGCTTTTTATCTGGCATATTATAATCCTCTTACTTCTCTATCCCAACCTTCAATTTTAAGATTGGTTATGTTTTTAATTGTATCTTTGTAATTTTCTTTTTTCACTGAATTTACTGTATTTAGAGCATTTTCACTTTTATCATTTAGTTTGTGGCTTAGATTATCAACACAATAATTTAAATGTTGCTCAGGACTAGGATGTAATTCTATCCATTTTTCACCATTATCATCCTCAAACCACCATTGTTGATCTGGTCTATTCCAAGCATATAAACCAATTGGTTCTAACCAATGTTCTTTATCAAAAATATATTTGTAATCTTGTAAATCATATTCTTCCCATGCATTAGATAGTTCAGGAGTATTACGTAAATTTTCTCCATGTCCTGCTTGATGTGGTATATCTGTACCTAGTGTTTCTAATTTTCCAATGCTTGTAAAATAAAATTTGCAACCTTTACTTTTCAAATATCCTTCAGTAAGTAATATTGCATTTAAAGTATTTAGAAAATATGCTTTTTCATCAAAGAATTTTTCCTGCCATTCTTTATTAAAAATATTTTCATTTTTGTAATTAAAAATACTACCTTTAGTTTGCCAACTTTCTAAAAGTCCTTTTTCAAATCTTCTGTAATCATGCCGTAAGTAACTTGACCATTGTACAACAACAGTATCCATTGCATTAAAATTATTTTTTAAATCACATTCTACAACACGATCTGCGATACCACGATTGCCTATACCAGGCATACCCCAGTTTTCGTAATATCTAAATTCATTTGCGTAGAAGTCTGCCCATGTAGGCCAGTTCCAAGATGTATATGAACAACCAAATGTAAACAGTCTGTTAGACATTAGTCACCTTGATCGAAACGTTTACCTACTTTTTCTTTACCTTTGATACCATTCATTACTGACTCAACAATAATGTCTTCGATTTTTTCGTTCATTCCCATTACACCATCATTTTGTCTATCTGAATATTCATCTGCTGTAACTCTAATTGGAGAATAAACTCTTGCTCCTTGACCCATATCAAGAATATCTAAGTTGTTATCATTAGGATATGAAACGTTTACAGGAAATGTAGAACCAATTACAACTGTACCTTTTTTATCCATAGCATGAACTAAATGTTGTCCAACACTATCACAGCCTAAGAAGTAATCTGCATTTGCAATTATTCCTGCCCACTGTCTTAAGTTAGCACCTTGTGGCATAGCAACAGGTTGTTTGATTCCGTGTTTGTTAAATTCAACACCAAACTCTGCCATATGTACGACACCAACTTTGTGTGATAATTTTTTAACAATATTAATGGCGTTCTCTGCCTCAAAACTTCTTCCGCTCCAGTCTGTAATCATTCCGTTGTCGTGCATTACTGCTCTACCATATGGTTGGAATACTACAATTTTATCTTTACCTGTTTTTTCTTTTACTTCATCAACTAACTTCTTACCAAAAACAAGTTCTTCTCTTGACAGTCTAATTTGAGGTTTATTAATTTCACGTAAGCCTTTGCCGTTGATTTCAATATCATATGCTTCTGCAATACTACATTTTTGATTGTAGTATTCCCAAACCCTATAAGGCTCAGGTGTAAGTAAATTCATGTTAATTAATTTTTCTTGGAATAAATTTTTATGCCAATTGTCGTATGCTTTTGCGTGTAATAATTTATGACCTTTGTAAAAGTCAGTTCCACCTTCGCATACAATGATAAAATTGTCGTCTGGATTTTCTTCAGCGAATTTTTCAAGTGCAGGAATGCTACAAATTACCCTTCCAGCACCGCCGTTGATGAAAATTGCGGTATCTCGTTTTTGGTCTGTCATTAATATATCCTTCTTTTTAAGACTGTGCTTAACTATAAAGATATTTAATAATGTTTATATTAGGAAGTTTGCTTTCTGGCTGTAATTGTACCAGCAACACGAGTGTTACCTCTAGCATCTGTAGGAGCCGCAGGTAAACCGTCTGCTACACCGTCATCAAATGACGTACCATCTGTGCTTAAACTTAATCTAGCAAGGTCACTTGCAAAGTAATTTCCGCCTAGTTCTGGTGGAATAAAGTGCAAAGTTGATGGGTGATATGTGTGTTCCATTAACCAACCATCTGCTGGATTGTCTTTTTGTGCCGCATCAGTACCTGTACCGTCTGCTAACGAACCAGTTACACTACCATATCTACCATGTGGACCAGGGAATTGGTCATCTTCGCCCCAAACACCTTTGTATTTTGCTTTTGGTGATTGTGGCATTCTTACTTTCCAAGGATCAATACGTACAACTTTTGATAATGTAAATGTTGCACCTGTGCCTGACTCACTGTTAGTTGTAGTTGTTGGATTTGTAACTGTTTTTGCTTCTTTAATGTGTCTTGCATTAAAGGCATTACGTGTTCTAACACCAGTAATTGCTCCGCTGTCTACTGCTGTTACAATAATTTTAATATCTAATGTAGCAGTTTCGCTTACTACTGATGTAGGTGAACTAGGATCGTCTTCAAAATCAAAACCTGGTCTTGCACCCATTGGTGCAGATAAATCATCTAATTTGCCAATATCACTAACTGCAAATCCAAGTTCTGATGCTGGAACTGTAATAACATCTCCAACTGCATATCCTGAACCGCCATCTGTAATTGCTACTGACCATGCCGCGCCATATATTTGTGGTAAATTTCTTAAATTTGTTCTATAGTCTAACCACTCTTGTTTAACTGCATCTGGCATATCTGAAGAAACGTGTCCGTCTGCCGCCGATAGTGCTGACCAACGTACTCTTTTAATTGCTTCCCAGTCAGTGTGTGGTTTAACAAATGGAAAAGGTGTGTTCCACTGTTGTCTTACTGGATCATAAGTAATTTCATCTCTGTCATATGTATGATCTGGTGTAGGCACTTCTGGTTCATAGTGTACAAAAGCCTCACCTCTGTAATTGTTCATTGGAAGAGTTTCTGATTTAATAGCACGACCTTCTAAGAATAAAGTATCTTGGTCTGTTTCCATTAATTCACATAGTAAAGGATTATCTTCACAGTTGATTTTAACCATGTATTCGTTTGCACCTGGTACATAATCATCTTCAATTTGATATGAATATTTTACTTCACCAGTGCGTTTGTTGTCTTCCTTACGTAAAAAGACCCACATTTCTCTAGGACCTTCATATGTCCAAGTGTTTACTTTACCTTCTTTAGTAGTTTGATAAAGGTAAGCATCAGGCATTTCGTACGAGAAGTCAACGCTTATTTCGTTTCTTTTATCAACTGCATTAGGGTCTCTCATATTTCTCTTCCTATATTAATAATAAACTACGTACACCGCACCCTCGGCTCCTGGTGAACCACAACAACAACCTCCACCGTAGGTTTGTCCGTTCTCTCCACCGCCTCCTGGCCATGCGCCAAATCCTTGACATTCTCCACCTCTAGCACAACAACCGTTTGGACCAATTAGTGGACCTGATTGTGCCATTGGTGCTGTTGGTCTAAATGATAAACCTCTATCACCACAATGCTGTGATCTTTGTGCCGCTCCTGAATAACCAGCAATACCAAAGTCAACGTTATTTGGTTGGTTACCACATCTGTAACAAGTCATACAACAACCATAACAACTAAAGTAACCGTGACAGTGAGTACAGTTAGAACAACCGCCTCCACAAGCAACAGCACAGAAACATGATCCGCCTGTTGGTGTTCCCATTACAAATGATGGGTGTCCGTTATAGTTGTTACCTGCATACATACAACATCCTGAACGTCCTGCACAAATTGTAAAAGTATCTCCACCTGCAACGTTAGTAGATTTAATAGCATAACTACCACCGTCACCTGGCATACCTTGCATACAGCAACATCCGCCTACTCCTGAAGCGCCGCCGCCCCATAATTCAAAAACTGCAAAAGTTGTACCTTGAGGTACTGTCCAGTTACAACACTTACCACCATTGTTGTTACAATAAAATCTTGATGTTGGTGGAACTCCGTATGGTTGAGCAGGCCAAGCCTCGTTGTGATCTCTGTTCCATGCATAACTTACGGTAAATGCCTGTGGAGCCTTAACTCCTACATCGTAGCCTGGTAAAAAATTTCTTAAATTTGCCATCTCTACTCCTTACCCTATATCGCTCTGGTAGTAAACAATTACAAGTCCACCTGCACCTGGGCCACCGCAGTAACAAGTTCCGTTGTGTGTATGAAGTGTTCCTCCACCACCGCCTGGAAATTCTGCTGGTCCGTCTGCTTCTCTACCGTGTGTTTTATAACAATTATCTCTAGTCATTCTAGCACCATGTGACATCATTGGTCCGCCTGTCATGTTTTCCCAAGATGAACTTGAACACATTGATGTTCCAGCACCACCTCCGTTTGTACCACATATACTAAAGTCAGCACCTTTTACACATCCGCACATTCTGTTTGGACATCCACAGTGACCGCCCCACGCAGTACCAAATCCACAAGCGGCACAACCGTATCCACCACCTGATGCACATAAGCAGAAGTAACCTCCGCCACAGCATCCGTTTCCTGAACACGCATAACTACCACATCCTGGACAACCCATAACTGGTCTACAACAACCTGCCGCACCTGCACATAAAGTGAAGTCTGCTGTGTTGCTGAGTTCTAGAATTTTTCTACCATAAGAGCCTGATCCGCCTGGAAAGCCTGCCATACAGCAACAGCCTCCACCGCCGTCTCCTCCTGCACCCCATACTTCAAACGCCGCCCAAGTTACATCATCTGATGGTTGCCATAAGCAACAACATCCGCCATTATTATTTCTTGTACTATCAAAACTAGTGTGATACACATAGATTGATCGAAGAGACAATGCCCCTGATTCTTGGCCGAGTTGTAAAAGTGATCTAAGTGCAGACATACTTAACTCCTATCTATTAACCAATACCTACACCATCATCTGCTGGTGGTTCTGCATAACCGCCTGCATCTGGTTCTTCTGGAAACTTAACCATGTGTGCTGGATATTCATCTGCTTCACCTTTTTTCCATGTAACCGGTAGGTCTCTTAATTTTTGTCTAAATTCAATCCAAGGATTTTTAACTGAGTCTGGCATATCTTCTGCTACTCTGTGATCCGTTGAATCTAATCTGTCATTTCTCAAAGCAATCAAAGTATCCCATGACTGCCAAGGTTGCTTCCAAGTTAATGTCCAATTACCAGATGCTTCATCATGTGAACATAAGTTATATTCATATGCGTGATCTGGATATGGTGGCCACGGATATTCGTAGTTTCCATAACCTGTTGGAAGTGCAACTGTTTGATTTGTTTGTGTTAAACTTACTGTATGTGGCAAGTAGATTGCACACATTAAAGTATCTTCGCCAGCACAATCTAATTCTACTAATCTTTCACCTTCTGGTACTGTATCTGTAGTTGGATTATAGATAAAGTCTTCATCTGGTGGTGTTTGTGCTAACGTATTTCTGCCTGTATCAGCCTCAACAAATACGTACAGTCTATCTGGACCTGTATAAGTTGCTGTTGCTGTATCCCCGTCTGAGTTAGATTGACTTAGGTAGTCATTGGGGATATCATATGTAAATTGCTTTGTTATTTCTGCCATTTTATGTTCCTTCTATTATATTTATACATATTATTAACTGTATGATATTTTTACCATACCCCCTGAACCCCAGTGGCCCCAACAACATGGACCTCCACATGAAGTACCATTATATGCTCCATCTCCAGGATAAGGTTGAGCACAACCCCAACCACATCCAGAACAAGTCATCGGTTTACCACAGTAATCCTTACCTTTTCTAGATCTTCCTGCTTTAGGAGCCCCTCCAACCATATCCCACATTTGGTTATGGCAATAATGTGTATGGAAGGTTGATTGTCTGCCGTGACCTATTCTAAAGTCACCCTGTGTACCGCCTGATAAGACGACACAACCATAACAACAGTTGTAGGCATAGTGAGCATGACAGTTTGTTCTACCTGTACATCCTCCTCTAGCACACGTTGTTGGTATACCTGAACCAGTTACGAATGAAGTTGACCCATCGTAACCTAAACAATCTCTTTCGCAACAGTTTCCATTTCCTGCCGCACAAACTGTATATTGACATCCTGCTGTTGTATTAACAGTTCTTACTGCATATGAACCACCACCTGCGTTTTGTGATGACCACATACAGCAACAAGCACCGGCACCAGCCGCGCCTGCACCCCATAATTCAAATGTTACGTTTACGACTCCGTCGGGCACAGTCCATAAACAGCAACATCCTCCATTATTGATACCTCTATTATTATTGTAAATAAATTGGTATCTTGTTGGTACAGAAGCACCTTCTACGGTATCTCCTAATAATGTTCTCAGGTTTGCCATAACAATTTGTCTCCCTGTTTCTTACGTACCTGACATTACCCAACCATAAGTTGGACCTGTGTAAATCAGTGTAATCGCTACGTTGTTAATGTCTAAAACTAAATCTTCGTTCAGGTTTTGAATCTTTGAACCATTACGTGCTAAGGTAACATTGTTTGTATTAAATGATCCTGTTGCATCAATAATAGATAAAACATCATTTACTAACAAACCAGCGTTAGCAGGTAGTGTAATTGTAAATGCGCCGCCCGAAGAATCAGCAATTATTCGATCATTAACTGTCGCGGTGAATGTAGTGTCAACATTACGAATAACACTTGCCGCTGTACCAGTAGTTGATATATATCTTCCCATTGCTTTTTCCTTTTATACTATATATTTATCATTATGCTGTTGATGTCTCAATTCCAAATGCCACAGCACTAACATTCGGGGCACTACTGTAAACGACCATAATTTGTCCAGCCGCCATAGCAATACCTGATCTTTCTAAAACCCCTTTAGGTAACAGTTCTACATCATATTCAATGTACTCACTGTCCGCTGGAGTTCCGGCAGATGACACACTAACTCTTATCGAAACCGCCGCATTTCCTCTATTACATACAGATAACGTAACAATAGCGAAGTTGTTAGCAGGAACTGTATATAAAGAAGTATTAGCGCCTCCTGTAAGATCTGCGTGTCCTAATCTTCCTGTTGCCATATTTCTTCTCCTTTTAACTCAATATAAATTGTTGCATCGCTACCGGTGAACCACTAACGCCACCTGTAAAATGCATTGATGCAGTTGTATTTATCGGCACTCCAGATGTTGTAGTAATTGTATTACCTGAAATGTGAATTACACCTGCTGTTACACTATTTACGTTCAATTCTGATGCACCGCCACCAATTTGGGACGTGATATACGTCTTAATTGCTTTCTGTGTAGGAACAATAGAATCACTATTTGCAGTAAATGTGCCGTCTGTACTAAACTCGTTAATTGTAGCACCTGCGCCACCTAATGCAACACTTCCTAGTTGTAGTTCTTGTAGACCACTAATACTAAATGCATCAGCATTTAGGGTAGCAACACCAGTTGCCTGTTCAACTGTAAACAGATCACCAACTCTAAAGTTACCATCTTGGTCAGTTGAAGTAAAGAATACTCTACCTCCGCCGCCTTCGACTTGTTCATCTGCTGGATCTGCCGCAATAGTTGGTGTTCCTGGATAGTTTGTAGTAGTGAATCCACCTGTACCTACATCTAAGAAATCGTGTCCTGTTAATCTACATTGAGAATATCTAATTCTCATAGTTACTTCTGTACCATGTGGTACTGCATCATCTATCTCCATTTGTGGTGATACTTGCAATAATGCAGAGTATGGTGAACTACCTAATAAGTTTGTAACACTAACAAGTTTGTAGAATCTGTTAATACCAGCAAATTCAACGTTTGCACCTGCTTGTGGTATTAAATCCATACCTTCTACTTGAATATATTGTCCATTTTGTTTAGCATCTCTGTAACCAGCACCATATGTAATTTTACCAAAAGCAACATAAGGTGCACCAGTAGTTAATACTGCTGGGAACAATAAGTTACTATCTTTGTAAAGTGTTAAAGTATTTGCATCAACTACATCTACATAGTAACTATTACCATTAAGTTGTGTTGTACCTGTTACTTCTGTAATTGTAACTTTTGTTCTTGCTAACAAATTATGTCCTGTAACAGTAATGTTAACAATACCAGTTCCTTCATTAGTTGGAATAGCGCCGCCACCATTAATTAAAATTTCATTACTAATATCAATTAACTCACCTGTCTTAGTAACTGAACCTGCTTCACCGTTGTTACTATTTGTAGTTTGTGTTGTAACAACTGGACTTTGTAAAGTTGTGTATGCAGTATTTGTTAAAATATAAGAAACAATAATTGTTCTCATTTGTTCAAATGCCGCAAGTGCTTGTGATTGTCTGTTAGGGAATGTTGAATTATTTCCTATCCAGTAACCTCTTGAATGTTTAATTGTTTCTTTAGTACCACCAAACTTGATATCGTGTGCAATAGCATCTACGTAATCGCCAACATCACCTTCCCATTTATCTTGATCATATGAGAAAGCATTCCATAAAGTACTAGTTGGATTATTCGTTACTTGGTTGTTGATCCATGCAATTACTTCGTCTTTGATAAATTCTTTATTTGCTGTTAACAATGTGTAGGCATTTGGATTTTCAGTAAATGAAACACCAGTAATATTTTGTTCGTTACCTGCATCATCAATTGTTACTGATAAAGTTGTCCAGCCAGTTCCTCTTGAAGCAAATGCTGGTTGATTTAAAACACCATCACCAATGAATACTTCTAATGGAGCATCTGCTGTATTGTTTGGATCTGTAAACGTAACTGTTGGAGCAGATGTGTAAGAAGCACCAGGATGAATAATTCTTACTTCACTAATTTTACCATCTGTTACTTTTGCTCTTGCAAGTGCTTGAGCAGTTGCAGTTGATCCGTCGTTACCTGGAGCACTAATTACTACTCTTGGTTCAACACTATAAACTGTTGTATTATCTAATGCGGCTTCAATTGCTCTACCACTAATAATTTGATCCCAACCTGATTGACCATCTGAATATTTTCTTACAGTAGCAACTTTAGTACCTGCATTATAAGTATCAATGTAACCATACTGTCCTGCACCTAAACCACCTGTTAAGAAAACACCCATTCCAACATACGCCGCACTTAAGGCTGTATCAGTGTTGGACAATGTAATAGTTGTTGAATCGCCTGATTGTGGAGTGTTTGTTGCTGAAACATAATCAGCACCACCAAATGTATTTGCATCACCAGTAAGTCTAATTTCCATTACACCACCAGTACTAATTACTGGAGTTAATCCTGTAATACCGTAACCGTCACCACTTAAACTAATTGTTGTGTTATTAACAACATAATCTCTACCTGCGTTTGCATATTCAATTGCAATAATTTCGTTGTTGTTTGTAATTGTATTTGTTACAACAGCATCAAAACTTCTGTTATCTACAAATGCTTTAATTGGAATTTCAGTTAAGTCAACACCTTCTGCAACTGTACCAAAATCACCATATGATGAGTTACCGTTTGTAGCACGAATCTTACCACCGTTTTCTGCAAGATATCCCATGTGTCCGTAGTATGAGAACACGGAAACAAGTTCTGCTCTACCTAAGTTTGTTACCCATGCACCAATACCTTCGTCAAGTATTTGTGTAAAGTCGTTAGCAACAATAGAGTCGTTACCGCCGTTGTGCAAGTCACCGTCAACTTTTAATCCAACACATTTTGTTCCAAAAGTTGTAACGTTTTGTACGTATGGTGAACGTGTAATAATCCATGCATCTTCATCGTCTGGTCCCCAACTTGGGTTAAGTGAACAAAATGCACCTGCTGTTGGACGTTTTGTACCATAACTGTTTGCCGCACCTAATACACCTGTTAAACCTTTTACTGTACAGTTTCTTAAACCAGTTCCATTTTCTAAATAGAACATATCTTCTAGTGCAGATCCGTTTACAGAGTTTGCAAACCAACGTGCATATAATATTGATTTGTAGTTACCGTATTCTTCTAAGTCCCAAACTACGCCCATTACATACTGCTTCATGTCTTTTTTCCATGTGGCATCATCGGCAGTACCGTATAAACTAGTGTAATTTACTTTAATCCATTCAACTGCTTCATCAACAATAAAGTCAACGTTGTTTAAAATTCTTGTTCTTGCATCTGTGTGACCATCATCTTGTCTACGACCTTTTTGTCCTGTGACTGTTACATCTGAACCGTTACCATGTACGTGATAATCAATGTAATCAATCATGTCTTGGAACAAGCCTTCACAAGTTGTACCAGCGGCCTGGTCAGCGGCAGGATTGTTTACGTTTTGTGTTTGTGTATTTCCTGCGGCAATAGTTGCAACATCCATTGTAAAGTTTGCGGCACCACCGCCACCTAATACACTATCTTGAATAGTGATTGTATCATTTACAGAATGTCCTGAACCAGCAGTAACAACTTGTACAGTAGTAACAGCACCACTGCCGTCAACTGTAATATTAAATGTTCCTACTGTACCTGATCCTGCACTTGAACCTGTTACACCACTGTATGTACCTGCTGTTCTACTTGCATCAGCGGCACCAAAACTATCCATAGTTAAATGTCCACCTGCTGGTGTCTTTGTAATTGCGTTGTTTCTAACTAGATCACTTATAATTGCTTTGATTCTACCTAGTGCATTTTTAGTTAGTGTTGAATCATTCATACTTGAATTTGCTCCACTACCTGGTATTGCACAATTAATTTCTGTTGAACGTAATTCGTCACCAACAACTGCTGTATCACTTGGAACAATAATTGGAAGTGTTTCGTAGTATGTTCCTGTTTTTACAAAAATTGTTACATTTGGTTTTACTTTACTTGGTAAATTGGTTAAGTTTCCATCGGTAACAGTTGTTGTTACAATACTTGCTAAAGAAGTAATAGTTGCATACACACCATCTTCTGCTGTTTTTGTGCTATCTGTAACTTGTTGTGCCGGACTTGCAACACTATTTAATGTAGCATAGTTTTGTGCTGGATTTAAGTTAGCAATAACTTCGTCCATGATGCTAACACCATAATCGATTGATGCTTTAGTTTCATTTTCTTGTCCTGCAACATAGTTAGTTGCACCACTAATATACTTACTTGCGGCTTCTCTAGTTCTTACGTTACCGCCATGTTTTAAATCCCATACAATAGCATCAATTAATAATCCCATATCTCTTCTACACTTACTTTTGTTATATGTAAATGCATTTGTAAATGGAGATATATTATTTGCTATTTGGTAATCAGTCCATTCAACAATTTGTTCTTGAATGAATGCTCTGTTTCTTAATAATAAATTTGTTGCATCTGGATTACGTGGACCTTTTTTAATTTCGTTAGCCGCCCATTTAGTTGACGCCCAAGGTTTATCAACTGTTACACCGTTTGCTGGTGCTTCATTATCTACACCTTGTGGTCCAACGTAATAAACTTGATCTAATTGTCCAAAGTATGACCATTCTGGAGCAGTACCTGTAGAGTTAACTCTTAAAACTTGTCCTGCTTTACCAATTGGTAATCTTACTGGACCTGAACCACCATAATAAACTAAATCACCAAGTGTAGTTAAGTTACCTGACTCAACACCGCCACTTAATAATTTCCATTCACTACCGTCTGTATCTTGGTCTGGTCTATTTTGTGCACCTACTTGATCTGCTGTGTGTGCCGTTACACAAATATAAGAGTTTGTGTTGTTTATTCCTCTAACAGCATCACCTAATTGATAAGCAGTACCGTTAGTCCAAGTGTCTCTCCAGTTAATACCTTCGTTTAATTTGTCCCAATAAGTTGCGTTAGGTGGAGTATTACCAGTTGAGTTTGCAATACATAAGTAAGTCCAACCTCCAACACGTACAACATCACCTACTTTGTAAGCAGTTGCATTATCGTAATCACCTTTTAAACTAAATCCTGTTGTAAATAAATCCCAAGTGTTTGTGTTACCAAACGGAACAACGTTTGTGTTATTTGAGTTTGCAACGTATGAATAACCACCGTAAGTTACAAAGTCACCAATTTGATAACTTGTTGAACTTGACCATGAATCTTCAAATTCTAATCCTGGTAAAAACTGTTGCCATTTAGTTACATTTATTACATCATTAACTTCAAAAGTTAATTGTGCACCTGTACTACCAATGTCTGCTGGAGAAACAGTTATAACATCATTTTCTGCGTGTCCTTCTCCACCTTTGACAACACTTACTGTTGCCGCACCAGTACCATCAATTGTAATATTAAATCTTTGTCCTGACCCTGAACCAGCACTTGTACCTGCTACGTCTTTGTATGTACCTGCTGTTCTTGTTGCATCTGCGGCACTGATTGTATCAACTGTTGAAATATGTCCTGTACCAGTTTCATCTGTTGCTAAATTAGTTGCACCTGATGTATGTTCATATGTACAAATCCATAAACCACCACCATACTTAACAACATCATTTACTTTGTATCTTGTTGTTGTTGCATGAACTGATTTATATTCAATTCCTTTGTGTACATAATCCCATTTGCTTTGATCTCCTTCAAGACCTTCTGCAACTGTTCCTGAAATGTGTCCTTGGTTTGCAATATAAAGTTGTCCACCATATTTAACAAGGTCACCTGTTTTATATCTTGTTGAACTTGCCCAGTCTGTTTTCCAATCCATGCCTTTAGCAAAGATATCCCATTTAGACAAGTCTTCTTCTAATCCGTCTACATCACTTGCAGTTGTTAAACTTGAAGTGTGTGCTGTATTACATAGATAAATGTTACCGCCATATTTTACAATGTCGTTAACTTTGTATACTGTATTAATTGACCAATTGTTTTTCCAGTCAAAACCTTCTGCAAATAAATCCCATTTGGCTTGATCTGTTTCTAATTTTCCTGCTTCTGCACCGTCTACTTCTGAAGTGTGTGCAGTATTGGCAACATAAATGTAACCACCATATTTTACAATATCATTTTGTTTGTAGTATGTGTTAGATGTCCAGTCGCCCTGCCATTGAACACCATCTGAAAATAGGTTCCATTTTGTAGATTCATCTGTTGTGAATAAAGCAGATGACGTATGGCCACTTGCACAGAAGTAAGTTCTACCACCGTGTCTTACAATATCGTCTTTGAAGTAAACAGTACCTGTTGCCCAAGCACCTTTCCAAACAAATCTAATTCTACCTAGTTTAAATTCAGCCATTTTACGTCCTTATTACACTATTTATCATTATATTCCCGTTCCTGGGTCGTAACCATTTCCACCGTCATTGTAGTAGATTCCGTCACCTTCTGGGTCTACTTGTGACCCCATAAAGCCGCCTAATCCGTTACCTTGGTTGAAAAACGCCTGTGCTACCATTGTACCACCGACTGGTTCTGTGAAATGCATATTCACAGGTATATTAATTGTTAAATCACCAGTGTTTGATATGCGATTTAAGTTACTAAATTTACACGTACCAGCCGTAACAGCATTTGCCGCCACGTTTGATCCACCACCGCTTATTCTACTTTGTAGATAAGTTGCAATCGCTTTCTGTGTTGGAACTATTGCATTACTATTTGCAGTAAATGTTCCATCTTTAGAAAATTCTTTAATAACAGCATTTGTACCACCTAATACAAAAGCACCTAATCTTAATTCATCTAATCCTTTAAGATCAAATTGTGATGCACTAATTGTTACAATACCTGTACTTTGTTCAACTTTAAATAATTCACCAACTCTAAAGTTACCATCTTGGTCAGTTGAACTGTAGAATACTCTACCACCATTATATTCATTTGCTTCCCACATTTGTTCTGGTGGATTAATTGAATCAAAACCTTCTAAGTATAGCAATGGATAGTTAGTAGTTGTTGTACCACCTGTACCTATATCTAAGAAATCATGGAATGTTAATCTTACCTGTGAGTAATTTTGTCTAATTGTTACTGCTTCTGCATGGATTGGAGATTCTTGTACACCTAACGATGGTGAAATACCTACTTCAACAGTTGCATTTGGTAATGTTCCACTTAATATTTTAACATTACCTACTTTGTAAATTACATCAGTAATACTTGAGAATCTTAAGTTATCTCCTGGACTTGGTAATAATGTTAGTCCGTCAATAACAATTTTGTCTCCAGTTTGATATTTGTCTGCATAGCCTGTACTTGAAATTGTTACAGCATTAAATTTAGTATACAATGAACCCCTGTTTTTAAATGCAGGTTGTCCTAATACTCTGTTGCCCATTCTTACATCAATAGTTGCATCTTGTGTTTTTTGTGTATCGTGGATGTGTATTGAAGGAGCAGTTGGATAACCTGACCCTGGCTCAGTCATTGTAAATGATTCTATTCTTCCTGTGTTAACTGGTAATGCTCTCATTAATGCTCTTGCACCATAAGAAATACTCTTAACTTGTTGTTGCGCCGCATCATTAAACACAAAGAATCTTGGTCCGTGTGTTGTAGTTGTTGCTTGAACTTTTGTTAAGAAGTTTGCACCGCCATTTGGAATTGTAACTTGTTGTTTTTCTTGCCAAATATCTGCACCACCTGTGTATAAAATTTTTCCTGTACTGTCAATTGCCATAAACAATCCGTCACTGTAATCTAATCCCCAAGCAGTTGTACCAACTGTACCATTTACTAATGGTTCTTCCCAAGTTGCATTGTTTAAGCCTTCACTGTAATCTGTGAAACTTCTAAAGAATGTTGATGCTAAACCAAACGTTGCACTTGTTGAAGATGTTGCACTACCAATCATTGTAGTTGCTGGATCAAATGGAAATGTTGCTGTGCCGTTTGGTTGACAAGCCGCTACAAATTTTCCATTACCATATGCAAAGTCTGTTACGTTATATGTTGTAGGACAAACTCTAGTTGTTGTTGACCAGTTTTGGCCGTTGTCTGTACTTTCATAAGTTGTACCATCGGCTTTTACTGCCAGCCACTTACCATTTCCATATCTAATATGTTTTAAACCTGTTCCCATTCCTGTTGAAACATAAGTCCAAGTAGTTCCATCTGTGTTTGAAATTGCAATTTCATTTGAGTCATCTGCAATAGCAATTACAGTATGTGAAGTTGCACTATAAGGTCCTTCGCAAATATCAATCCAGTTGTGTTGATTTATTGGATACGGATCAGAACCCCATGCTGTACAAGCCGTGGATAAGTTTGCTCTGTTACCGTTACCTAACGCAATAAAATATCTTAGTTTACCTTTACATTGAATAACAGTATTAGGTCTTACCCAACCTGCGTCAGTTACTGCTTCTTGCCAACTTCCGCCACTTGAGTCTGAATAAATTGCCTTACTTGCACCAGCACTTGGGAAAAGTGCCATTGTTAATCCGCTTGTTGCCGCACAATTTTGATATGATTGGCTTGTACCAGTATCATAATCGTTATCAGCATAAGTAGGTTCTTCAACTTCAATTCTTGGTTCGATTCTATATGTAGTTGAACCATCTAATTGTGTTGATAATGGCCAACCTGGAACAACATGATCCCAACCTGGTTTACCATCTGTTTCTCTTAATACGTTGATTTGTTTTGTAGTTGTAAAGTATTCATCAATAATTCCAAACTGACCAACACCTTCACCTTCTTCAATAAAGATTCTCATACCAGGACTTACTGATGCAACTGTAAATGTTAAATCAGCACCGCCAAAGTTTCCTAAATTAGTATCTGAAATAGTAATTTGATCACCAACTCTATGACTGTGACCAGCATTTACTGGAGCAACTACTGTTGCTAAACCTGATGCGTCAATAGTTACGTTAAATGTTCCTACTGATGCAAAACTATTGTTTGATGTTCCTGGAATATTTGTATAAGTTTGTGGGAAGTTTGCAGGATCATTTACTCTGGCAATGTCTGCCCCTGAAATATTTTCAACTGTTACTATTCCTCTACCAACATAATAATCTGGACCATTAGCATCTGATTGTGCAATAGTAATACTTGTTGGTGTACCACCTTGTGCAGAGTTTCTAATACCTGTAATGTGTCCTCTACCACCTGGTAAAGTTGAGTCACCTGGATCCAACATTCTTATTTCTTTAATAGATCCGTTTCTTAATTCTGCAAATTCATTATCTACATTTACACCACTACCTGAACCTGTAATTGTATATGTTACATCAGTGTTTTCTTCACCTGCGTGTGTATAACCTAACGCAAAGATTTTGTTTGCGTTGTTATAAACTACTGGTGCAATGGCATCATAATATCTGTTATTAACTGTTGCAGTCAATGGTGTTTCACTTGCTAATTCACCTTCTGCAAATGAACCGTATGTACCATAAGAGTTGTTACCTACAGTAGCACGAATTTTACCTCCTGCTGTACAATAATAACCAATATGACAGTAGTAAGTAAACACTGATACAAGTTCCATCTTACCATCTTGATTACACCATGCACCAATACCATCGGATATAACTTGCGTAAAGTCGTTTGCAACAATTGATTTGTTACCGCCATTGTGTAGTGTACCATCTGCTTTAACACCAACACACCCTGTACCTAATGTTGTTACGTTTTGTACATAAGTTGATTTGCTTGTAACCCAAACACTAGTGTCGTCTGGACCTGTACCTGGATCTAATGAAACAAATGCTCCACCGGTTGGTTGTCTAGCACCATAAAGATCTGGCTCACCTAATGAACCTACTAATCCTTGTAGTGTACAGTTTCTAATACCACAGCCGTTTCTAACATAGAACATATCTCTATCTTCACTGCCGGCGGCAGGTGCTATTGTAACACTTCTTAATTCATCACCAACAACAGCAACACCGGCTGGTAAACTAATTGGAAGTATTTCTTTGTATAATCCTGTTGCAACCATAATAGTTGCTGGTGCTCTGTTGGCTTCGTCTGCTAAAATATATTGTGTTGCATACTTAATTGATCTAAATGGAGAATTTTGTGATAAACCAAATCCTGCCGCATCTGTACCTGTTGTTGCAACATAATATAATTTAGGTACTTGACCGTATGCTTCCCATGTTGCTTGTCCATTTACAACTTTTTTAGATTCTCCTGGTTGACCAATTGGTAAACGTATGTGATTAGTTCCATCATGACCTCTCATGTCACCAATCTGTTGCATTACGTTTCCAGTTGAACCTTGAATTAATTTTGTCCAGTAACTTCCGTTATCTTGTGCTGGTTCAACTAGAGTAGAATCGTCTCCTTGGTGTGCTTGTACACATTTCCAAGTAGTACCTGCTTGAACAACAATATCACCTAGTACATAATTATTTGCAGATTGCCATTCACCTCTATAATATGTTCCTGTTATTAATAACTGCCAGAACATACTTATAGAACCTTCTGTTGATCTTGTTGAGCCTGGATCGTAATAACCTCTTGACTCTGGATCAAGTGCATCTGGTTCTTGATTTAAACTGTCTTTTACAGCAATATAAACAAAACCTTTATTTCTTACAACATCACCAGTTTTATAGTCTGTAGTAGCAGACCATTCGCCCTGCATTTTATAACCAGTAATTAATAATTCCCAGTCATATAAACCTTGTAAACTTTCACCTTCGTAGAACACACCAGTAACACTTGGAGGACTTCCAACGTTATTAGTCATAGATGTATATGTGTAACCTCCGTATGTTACAATATCACCTGGCTGATATGTTACTGCTTGATCCCAGATGTTTTCATAACCTAAACCTGGTAACCATATATCAAATTTTGTTTCATCAAATGAACTTGCAGATGTATGTGCTTCTTTACATCTCCATAATGTAGGACCATATTTAACAATATCACCTACTCTGTATCTAGTACCAGTAGAGTCGCTTGAGTCTTGCCAACCACCTACATATCTAATACCGTTAAGTAGTACGTCCCATTTACTTAAATCATCTTCAAGACCATTTGCAATAGTTGTTGCTGAAGTATGGCCTGTGTTACATCTGTAAACTAATGCACCATATCTTACAACATCGTCTGCTTTGTATCTTGTGTTTAATGACCATTCTTTTTTGTAATCATCTGTTCTTAATTGTAGTTGCCATTTACTAGCATCAGTTTCTAATCCTGAAACTGTTGATGAAGATGAATGTTCTTCAATACATTTATATAAACGTCCACCGTATAATGCAAAGTCACCGACTCTGTATCTTGTTAATGGTCCCCAGTTAATTCTCCAATTACCGTTTGCCGCAAAAGCAATAATTTTTGATTGTGCAGTATCAGTAATACCGATAGATGCATCTTCATTAGATACGTGTTCTTCTAGAACTCTGTAAATTGTTGCATCATATTTAAATAGGTCATTAATTTTATATCTTGTGTCAACAGTCCAGTTACCTCTCCATGCATAACCATCGGACATTAATAACCAATATGACGGAGTTCTGTTTAAGTCTGTGCTGAATGAAACTTGATCGGAAACGTGTCCAACCATACAAACATAGTTGTTACCACCATGTCTTACAATATCATCTTTGATGTAAGTTGCGCCTGGCAACCAAACATTTTTCCATGTATATCTTATTCTTGCTAGATTAAATTCAGCCATTATCCACTATACCCTGTTGCGAATGCGCCAAATGGAATGTGATCACTTGAAACATCATCGTTATAAGTGTATTTAGTGTTGATTCTTAACACCAATTCCCCCGCGTCATTTACGTAATAATAAATATTTTTTTCATCCCAACGCATTTGTTCATAAACCAAGTTATCAAAAACAAGTACGTGATTAGGATTTCTTCCTTCAAAAAAGTCTTCACCAGTTTGCCAGTCACTGAAGTTACCATCAGGACCACCTGGTCTGTTTACTTGTAAATTATCTGTAGGACTTGCAATATCAACTTTAGCAACAAATAGTTGTCCGTCATCATCTCTACGTAATGCGTAGAAATATCTATCGCTAGTTTGTCCTTCTAAAGGTGCTGATCCTACATATTGTACCATTATACAATCTCCACGTAACTTAGAATTACATCAACCGCGTCATCTTGGTCTGCTGTAATTACTACTTCGTTGTTTCCAGGTAAGACTAATTTCTCACCTCCATTAATTGCTCTCAAGGCGGCATTAGGTGCTATCATAACGTCTTTGATATAGTAACCTAAAACACTTGTATCGTCTTTAACTTGAATACTTACTCTTGTGTTACCGTCTAATAAGTTCGCAATCGATAAACCAATGGCTGTTACTTTAGAAGCCGCAGGTACAGTCAATATTGTAATAGGCTGTGTTCCTACACTTTTTTCTACTTTATTTTTAAAAAACGTTGCCATAATATTATCCTAAACTTAAAACTAACTCCAATGCGATGTTTTGTGCATCTGTTTGTGATACAGCACCTGAACTACCTGCAACTGTGTCCCATTGTGTACCATCATAAATTTCTAATCTTCCGTCTGTAGTGTTCCAACGCATCATTCCAATTACTGGACTAGGATGCCTTTGAGCACCAGTTCCTACAGGAACAACAAAACCTTCTGTGCCATCGATTTTAAAATAACCACCGTTTGGACTTGTAAAAGTTAAGGCTCCTCCAGCAACAGTATTATTTATAGTACTTCCGCTGATATTGATATCGCCTACTTGTACACCACCTGTACCGTTTGGTGATAGGTTTAAATCAGTGTTTGCAGTAGTTGTACTAATGGTGTTACCATCAATTCTAATGCTGTCTACTTGCAGTCTAGCAACGTCAAATTGCTGTTGTGTAATAGTAGCAATTAGTTGCCCAGCGGCATAAAATCTAATAGTATCATCGTTTGCACCTGGTGTAAGTTCTGCTGTGATATATGTGTCAGCATCTAAGTCATAAACACCAGTTAAAACAATCCAGTTACCATCGTAACCTTCAAATTTTTGTGTATCTGTATTGTAACGGATCATACCTACTGCTGGTACACTTGGTCTTTGTGCAGTTGTACCTGAAGGTATTCTAATTGAACCTGTTGAATTTACATTTACTGTACCGCTACCTGGAGCAAATACCATGTCTGAACTAGCAGTTTCTATTCTATTTGCTTTTATAATAAAGTCATCAATAATAATAGCACCAGAACCGTTAGTTCTTAATTCTAAATCTGCATTTGATACTGTGTTTTGAATTACGTTTGTATCAATTTGAATATCATCTATATGAGCACTTGAGGCGTGTACACTATTCCATCTTTTGTCTGGTCTACCTAAGTTGTATGTTGCAGTAGCATCTGGTAATAAATCTGATGTAATACCTGCAACAATACTAATAGTATCACTTGCTTCGTCACCTATTGTAACGTTTCCTGCAACTGTAACATCACCACTTGCGTTAATGTTTCCTGTTACATCTAAATTACCTGAAATATTTGTATTACCAGTAACATTTACTTGTCCTGTACCATCTGGAAATATGTCTATATCTGCGTTTGATACAGTTGTTGAAATTACATTTGTTTGAAATCTTAAATCGTCTACTTCAAAAGTTTTTAATGAAACAACTTTATCTGATCCAACTGTATTAAGTTGTAATGTGTTGGCTACTGTTTCAACTGTGTTACCACTGATACGTATATCTCCTACGTATGCTGTTCCTGTTGTAACTACATCTGTTGATTGAAGTGTTCCGTTGACGTCTAAATCGTATTGGGGATTAGAAGTATTAACACCTATTTTACGGTTATTAACATCCAGATATAATAAATCCGTCTCAAAAGCCAAGTCCACGCCATTACGCAAAAGGTTTGACTTTAAAAGCGGACCTGATATACGACCTACAGCCACTTTTTTCTCTCCAATACGGGGATCCTGTCCCTCTAACCTAATTTACACCCTTTCGGTTCTTTGCCGGTTAACCACAGTATGTCCCACAAAACGCCCAAAAGTCTCTCTCTTTTAAGTGGTCATGTTTGTGTTAAAAGTATTTATCGTTTTTGGATATTAACCCAGTGCTAACGTATAGATAAAGACCTGTTCATTCATATAATCTTCAGTTACAGTATCACCTGCTCCTGATACGTTATTCCAAGCATTGTCGTACCATGTTTCTAAGTACCTTAGAGTATTATTATAACGTGTAGTTCCAACAGGTGGATTACCTGGTCTACTTGCTAAAGATCCTGATGGAATAACAAGTCCACTGGTATCTGTGAATGCAACGTGTCCATATTGTGTTGGTACATTGTTTGTATATGAAAGTAAAAATGGATTTGCACTGGTATTAATAATTTGATTATTTGGATCGTCAATCTGTAGATCGCCTACATTAATAAATCCAGTAGCACTTAAAACAATATCTTGGTTAGTTGCTTCTGAACTAATTGTAGCACCATCAATAACAACATTACTTTGTGATACTAATTTGTTTGTATTAAGTTCAACATTTGATAATGTAGTATTTGTTACATTATTTGTTGTAAAATCAAAATAATTTCCTGCATTTGCAAGTACGTAAGTTTGTCTGTCTTCACTCCATATACCTCTTAAAGGAGTATATGCAGTTGAAAATAATTCAAAGAAATTAGTTGTTGTATTATAACGTACATCTCTAAACGTAGCCGGTCTTTGTGCTTCTGTACCTGCTGGAACCTTTAAAGATCCAGTTGCAGATATGCCAATATCTTCACCACCTGGTGCAAATTCTATATCATTAGATCCAGTGCTAGTAAGTGTAGTTCCACTAAAACGTAAATCTTCCATTACAATAGCGCCAGTGCCTGAAGGTCTAATGTAAAAGTTATTATTAAATGTTTTAGTTGTAATTACATTTGTATCTATTTCTATATCACCAATGTCTAACTTTGCTGTATCAATATCATTCCAACGTTTTGTAGCACTTCCTAAGTTTAGTAAATCTTCTGTTCTGTTAGGTACTATGTCTTGTTCAAAATCTACTTTGCTAAAATTAATAGTATCACTTTCTTCATTACCAAATGTAAAGTTTCCTCCAACAGTTAAGTTTCCTGGTATTGTAATATTTCCTGTGACATCAACATTACCTACATGATTGACATTTTTTCTAAAATGTGTAACACCAGTTCCATTAGGTTGAAAGTTTATATCGCTATTGTTTAAACTTGAAATGTCATTATTATTGAAACTTAAATTTTCAGTTTGTAAATTTTCTGCTTTAATTAAATTTCTTGATTGTAAATTAATATCACCTACTACTGCTCTAGCACCCACTGTACTAAATTCTATGTTTCCGCCTTTTAATCTTGTAGCATAAACATCATCAAATGTAGTTTGTCCTAATACTTGTATATCTGTACTAGGTGTATTGTTTAAAATTCCTAATCTTCTATTAAGGTGTCCTACATGAAATAGGTCTGTATCAACAGCCAGATTGGCCTGTGTACGAACTAAATTCGCCGCCAATAGAGGACCTGATATACGTGCTACTTGTGCCATACTAATATTTATCGGAAATTATTAAGTCCAGGGACGCCCGGCTTTTAATGAAGTTGTAGTTATTGCTTTTTTGTTAGCAGTTGAATTATCGCCTGCTGTATAAAGTGTAGGCATTAAACCTTTTTTAAGTGTAGATCTTTTACCTGTTGCCGCACGTTTTTCAGCCGCGATTTTTAACTTTTGTTCTTGGCGTTGTCTTTTATATTGTAAGTGTGATATACCGTTAGCAGACATTACTTATCGTAGTTGTGCAATACTGTAACAGGCTTTCCTGTAGGTACTGCTGTACCAAACACTACATACCAACCTGCCGCGTATCCGCCTGGGTTTTGTTCTAGTGTATAGTTTGTTGTTGGAAGTTGAAATACGTTTTCAACTAAAACAATAATATTTGCCGCACTTGCTGGTGCTGGATTGTAAGTATCTTGATTATCTAATGGACCAAATTTTGTTTCAACATCGTTACCATTACCTAAACTTTGCATAACGATATTAGCAGGTTCAAATCTTCTTATAGGTGCCCAACTTCCTGCTTGGTAATTTTCAAACACATTAGTTGTTGTGTTATATCTCATGTGTCCGTTTACTGGACTTGTAACTTTTTCAGCAGTAGTACCTTTTGGTACTAATACCATATCAGTACTATCAAGCACAATCTGTCCATTGATGTCTCTTCTGACATCCTTGTTGCCATAGATTCCTCTAGCATTTGTTGATTGTGCTCTTAAATAACGCATTTTACACTTCCATAAAACTTACTGTTGCACTTAATCTTGATGGATTGTGTGCTCCAAGTAAGACAATTTTGTCGCCTGCTTCTAATATAATTTTTTCTGAATCAAACGTAAATGTTTCTCCACCTGGTACTGGTAATTCTTTAACTACCATATTGATGTTCGACTTTGCTTCTGCGTTTTTTACAAAATGCATATCAAAGGAACTGTCATTAGTACCAGTAGCATCGTAACTGTTATGATTTACAACCATAATAGTCGTAATTGCATAACTTGTACTTGCAGGTACAGTTAACAAAATTGTGTCTGTATTTCCTATTGCCACTTGTGCTATTGCCATTTTCTATCCTTAAAAGATCATACTAAACAGTAATGATCTGTTTTTACTAATTATTTCATCTCTAGTACTACTACTATTTACATA